CACGGAAGTCTAAGCTGAACAGCTTTCACGGAAGTCTAAGCTGAACAGCTTTCACATGTTTGAGTAGGATCAATACTAAATTGGTTTGCTTTTGCCTTCAACTTTGTTCTGAGATAATACAAACCAGTTTTAAGGTTGTTCTTCCAGCCATAGAATAGAATATTGCTTACCCTATCAATAGTTGGGTCCTCAACAAATATGTTCATTGACTGTGCTTGATCAACAAACGCCTGCCTGTCTGCGCATTGATCAATAACGTGTCTAGGATGAACCTCATATGCCGTCTTAAAGATCTTCTGGGTATTCTCAGGGATCTCCTTAATACCCTGGACAGATCCATCATTCTGGATAATTTTATTCTTCATCTCTTTGTTCCACAATCCATCTTTCATAAGGGTATTTACTAGATCCTGATTACAGATAACAAACTCACCAGCAAGTGTCTTACGAGTATAGATATTTGTGGTAATGATCTCAAAGCACTCTGTATTCCCTAAGATAGAAGCGGTAGATGCCGTAGGCATTAGTGCGATAAACTGGCTATTCCTCACACCGTGTTCCATTACCTCTTTACGGAGAGAGGTCCAATCCCATAGATCATTTGAGACTTCTTTCTCACATAGATCAAAATGGAACTTACCTTGTGATAGAGGCGATCCCTCAAAACCCGTATATGTTCCATTGATCTTCGCGAGTTCCACAGATCTCTTCACTGATCCATAATAAATCGTTTCAAAGATTTTCCGGTTCAGGTCTTTTGCTTCTTCGCTTTCAAACGGGTATCCTAGAGATGTGTAAAGATTACCCAGCCCTTGAACACCAATGCCCATAGGACGCCTTAGGGTATTACTCTTCTCTGTCTCAGGAGTAGGATAGAAGGTTCGATCAATAACCTTGTTGATGTTGCTACAAAGAATTTCACTGATCTCTCGCAGTTTCTCAAAATTAAACCGGTGTCCGTGGCTCTCTTTATCACTGATATACATTGGCAAAGCAATAGAAGCGAGATTACACACAGCTGTCTCATCTTTATCACTGTATAGGTTGATCTCTGCGCAATTACCAGTGTAAATATTGTTGAACATAGCAGATCCACGAAGTTTGTCAGTAAAGCAATAGGTATCTTCTTTACCACCATCCTCAATAGAAACAACCGTAATATCTGGCATCACCCCATCTTCGGCATAAATCTTATCATTAATACCCCTATAACCCATCTCTCTAAGTTTCTCAAAATCGCTACGGGACATTGCCAGTTTATCTTCTTTTTCCCATATCTGGACGTCAATACCCATAGAGTTTATGACACGCTTTGCTTCTAAAGATACAACTGTTAGTTGTTCAATATAGGCAATTCTGTTGATCATTAGCTTGTTGTATGCCTCGGAAGTGGCAAATCCAGTACGGTAGATTGTGGGATACTTACAGTCCATCAGTTTGTCTCCTACTTTGAGATCTTTTGCCTCAACCTTTTCGTTATCTTTCTTTAAGAAGAACTTGTGATAAGGTGTAGTTCGTAAGGTTTCTCCATTAGACAATTTGATATTAAGAAGATCCTGATCTGTCCCTGTTTTCTGAATGGTAACAGGGCTATATTCAAATCCATTCCACACATCTAATTTTTTATCACACAGATCTTTGATAGGAAACATACCATTATCAGTGGTTACGAGAGTATCACCAGCAACACACAGATTAGATGACTTAATAGTCCCGATATTCTTCTGGTTGCTACACCTATTAATAGTATCCTTGAAACAGATATAAGGAGTTCCAGTTTCCTTACAACTGACAAGAATATTTTTCCATAGATCCTGTGCTTTCACTTGCTTAACATACTTGCCTTCCTTTTCATATTGTGTGTAGATTTGCTTGTATTCATCTCCGTAGGTTTCAGAAAGTAATGGACACTTATTAGGGCAAAATAGGCTCCATACCTCATCATTCTTAATTCTCTCCATAAAAAGATCAGGGATCCATAGAGCAGTAAAAAGTTCCCTACATCTCTCACTCTCATTTCCTTGGTTTTTACGGATATCAATAAAATCTAGGATATCAGGATGAGACGGTTCCAGATAGATTGCGAAATTACCATTACGCTTACCTGAATTATGGACTAATCCCATTTCAGTGGTGTAGTTATGATTATCTGCGACTTGAAGATCATATACATATCCAGTGAACTCTTTCATTTCATCAATAGATTTGATACCTGTCCATAGGATACCATCGTATTCAAAATAAGTAAGTGTATCATCCTTAGGTGTCATCTCGGTAAAGTTGAACATCTCAAAAAGTGTTTTTGTGTAAGGGATACATATCACGTAGTGTTCGTATTTATCACGATAAAACCCATCTACGAGAATACCGATCTTAATAAATAGATATCGCAATATGTATCCGATCTGCTTATTAGTGGTATTGTAAAACATACATTTGTAATTAGAGCTAACAGCACATCCATTCGCTTCAAGAATACCCATAATAAACTTCTTTGTATTAGTCTCATTCAGTTTAATAGGGTTTTTGATAGGCATAACATCTTCATCTTGGCTGAAATCCCAGCTGATAATAGTTGTATTTCTTTCTGTTTTTTCGGAATATTCTGTATTGTTATCACTCAGGTATTCTTTCAAGAAGTTTCGTGCATCAATGCCTTTCTGTTTGTAAAACTTCACAGAGGCTGTATCACCTACTACCGTTCCATTACCGAATACAATACCTGACATCTTTGAGTGGTGAGATGTGTATATATCTTCATCAACCACACCGGTAACTGTATCTCCACTGGAATCTCCATTGATATCTGGGATAGGATACCCGATATAGTCAAAGGATGTTAAGGTATTACAAGATACAAAATCGGCTTTATGATCAGGATTGTTGTTTAAATAATTGGGCATTTCTGTTAGTGGGATAGAAGGTGGTTTAGTGATCGCATATATCTGGTGCTCACCTGTAACATATACCGTGTCAATCGCATTGTTTGTTCTAAGCCTGAAAAGGGGTTTGGTAACACTGCTACGGACATTCTTCATGACCTTATGGTAGGTCCCATCACTTGTCAAAACATTGTCTCCTGCCTTGATATGTTCAATCTTTGTAGCCTTGCTGTCCGTATAGACATGTGTGTCTCCACGGAAACACTGATCCACATACATAGCGGTTTTGTTGAAAACACCTAGCATCGGGATAATACCACTACTCTTTCCGTTGGTTCCCTTGATATACGAACCACTCCCACGGACATTGTGGATATGTAGTCCTACTCCACCTGAATATTTACTAATGTTCGCGCAGGATTTAAGTGTATCAAAGATACCATCAATACTATCATCTTTCGTCGCTTGAAGGAAGCAGGATGCAAGTTGTGGTCTCTGGGTTCCCGCGTTGAAGAGTGTAGGTGTAGCGTGGATGAAATACTTCTTAGACATATAGTGATAGGTCTGGATGGCATCTTTCAGATCATTATCATCTAGATGGATCCCTAGTGCCACTCTCATAAAGGTGTGTTGAGGTCTTTCAACAATCTTGTCGCCAGCTTTAAGGAGATAAGATCGTTCAAGTGTCTTAAATCCAAAATAATCAATCAGATAATCACGATTATAGTCAATCTCTTCATCAAGTTCATTCCCTCTGTTCATCACAATGTCATAGATCTCCTTAGAAACAAGAGGTGGATCGTGTGAATAGAGGGTGTTGATACAAGAAGTAAAAGTGTCTTCTGTGTTCTTATGGTGGTTACTGATCACAATTCTTGATGCCAATACACCATAATCAGGATGATCAGTCGCCAATGAACTACAAATCTGTCCTGTTAACTCATCTAGTTCAGTTGTTTTTACACCATCATAGATGCGAGCACATATCTTTTGTGCGATTGCGGTAGGGTTGATAGTGTTGGTATCAAGTCCATAACAGAGTTTGTTTATCCTGTTAGTGACCTTGTCAAAAGAAACAGCTTCGGTGCGATTGTCGCGTTTTACAACATTCATCTTACAAACTTTTTAGTTAATGGTAGAATATCAAATCGTTCTTATATACATAAATATGTGTAATTAATCACATCCTGCCTCAGTCCATGGAACACTACACGCCTTCGCATAGGCACACCTATACTTATTAGTAGATCCACTGTAATCATTATCAGCATATTCTTTTGCATCAAGTTGTCCTAGATACTCAGGATAAACCTGAGAACAATCAATCTCATTTTCTGTTTTAGGGAAAGACATATATACTAACTGTTTAGGTGCATCATCCAATGGTTTAGGATTATTAGTATCTTTGAAAAGAGTAGTATCAGCAACACATTTAAGATTAAACTGGTTTTCATTTGCTGAGTTGTGGATATCTTCGATATTTTCAATGGTTATTTCGTTTTTGTTAAATCCAAATTTATTTACTACGCTACCATTTTCATCCACTTCATCCACTTTATATTCACCAAACTTATCATATTCAAAATCTCCATCTTCCACTTTCCAGTAATCAGGGCAAGATGATGTATTCAATTGATCCATTCCTGGGGACTTTTTAGTAGCCTCTTCGGGGTTCCACTCAATCACAAGGAAGGTCATAAGAACAATTACAAGTATTGTGCCTATAATGAAGGTAGCGGTAAATGTAGAAAGAGATCCAAGGATAGTCCGTTTACCATACTCGGTGAAGTATCCTACTAACAATAGGATAAGTGCGACAAGCCCATAAACGATAGATACAGCAATTGTTCCCATAAAAGCATTATGTTTTTTTACCTTTTCTTGGGTATCCATAGTGTTTGTTATTTATACAGGTATAAAAAAGATACTTAGATTATAATAGAATATCATAGAAATATTATCATACATCATATCATATCAAAAATGAATAATAGAAATCCTACAGGATTTAGATCAAGTGATGGATGGACTATTGATACAAAAAGTGTATATCAAAAAAGCGAAAGAAAAGTAGGTATTAACACTGATACTCCACAATATGATCTGGATGTTCAAGGTGATCTTAATGTGAATGGTGAGTTTCGTGTCTCTTCAAACATCTATAAAGAGGTTGATGGTTCTATGAA